CGGTATCTATGCGGTGGTAAGAATTTCCACCGGCACGACAGCAAGGGCCATGGAGCCCTGCACGTTTTCGACGATTTCGATCTTTCCTTCAATGCGACAGTGCGAGACCTTGCCGCCGAGCGACTGCGCTATTCCGGGCGTCGAGGAGCGAATGGCCGTCTCCACCGCGTCAAGAAGCAAATTCAGTTCGGTGGAAGGTACCGAATTGGGTTCGCTATCACCCGCGGTATAAAGCACCAGATCGACAGCCATCTTGGCATGGATGGGAAGGCCATTCACGCTGGTCCCGGTGAGCTCGTCTTTCTGCACCTGGTACAACGATGGACGGTCCGCAGGTGAGAGCTGCGAAGGATCCTGCCAGCGCCGACTGACCGTTTTGAACGGACCAGCCGGCGTGAGCAGTGCGCCCTGTAAAACGGCAAACAACGCGGAATAAATTTGCTCGCGGGGAAAGATCATTGCGACACCTGAACTTGCTGGATTGCCTGCTCAAGCAGAGCAGGCAATGCCTTTTGCAGATCATTGATTGCGGGACGCAGATAGGGCCGCGGTCGAATGTAGGGGCGATGCCCATCTTTTTTCTTATATGGCCCGCGACGACCGGCGAAGCCTCCGTACTCGTGAATACGCGCGTACGGCAGGTCCGATCCAATGCTGACTGCCAGGCTCTGACCATCGGGGCTGACCTGAATGGAGTTCAAGACAGAGTTCAGCAGATTACCGCTGCGGGACGTCAGCAGATCACTGGAACTGCCTTTGCCCGCTGATCCGGCAAAATATTTTGGGACCGCGGCCTGCAAGGATTGATAAATGAGCGGCTGGAGCGCTTTGTAAACATCGGCCACCAGACGAGGCGCGAGTCCGGCAAGGCGCTGTTGCAACTGCCGCAAGGCGGAATCGTCAATTTGTACCTTGATCACAGCGCCAACCTCCGATACTGGCTGAAGATGGCCAGAGAACGCGGCGGAACATCACTCATGTCGAATGAGATTGTTACCTGGCCGTTCATGCTGTTGGATTTTTCACCAATTCGAACGCGCTGGCGATAGGTCAAAGCAAATGCCTCAATCGCAGCCTGCTTCAGATCGATGGGCACGCTCAAGTAGCCCGCGGTGTATGAGACCTGCACGTTCTGCACGCCGCGGCAAAAACGAAATCCGCGCAACAAGATGCGCCGCCCGTCCCACAGGAAGCCCGCGGTGACGGGAGTTGTTGCCTGCTGGATCGGAACGCCATCGACGCTGACGCTGGAGACCGAAATGACGGGAAAATTGCGCGGGAGCAGCCGATCCGAATCATTTCCATCATAGTTTTCCGTAAGCGCACCCAGTACTGATGACAGGATGTGCGGGCGATCTATGTACTGCAAAACCTGCAGGCTAGCATTGGTGATAAGGCTTTGCAGAGTGACATCGTCATTGTTGCCCTGATTGGGCAGCCATGCTTTGAGTTCTGCAACGGTGCAAAGATCGTCAGGAGCAGCAGCCATGGGTTACCTCCAAAAATGAAGCAGGTTCGCAGCACAATGCTGGTTCTGTGGAACTGAAGAAGGCAGTCTGGGCGAGAGCGACCTCAGACTGCCTTCCTTCTCCTTCAAACCCGCTGGTTGGCAGGCGAGGAGCATCAGCGGCGATACGGGGCAATCAAGCCGCCGATGAATGGTTTATCCGTTGGCAACATTGGCAATTACGCCAAGCGCGAACGGTGCGCGGCAGACAAGGACCTCATCGGCATAGACGCCATAGACATACTGGCGTGAAACCACGGGCCACTCGATCTGGTAGTAGTCGCGGCGGCAACGGATGAACGAGACATTGTCGACGCCGGAGAGCGGATACGGAATTTCGGTGCTGTTGAAAAAGATGGTGCCAGGAGCGAGATTGGGATGGATACGGATATCCAGGAACTGCTGCGTGAACTTGTTCCAATACTTGGCGATGCTGGCGCCACCGAGCAGGGCCGGCTGGTTGTCGCCTGACCCGGTGCTGCCGGGCAGCGTGAAGCGGAAGAGCGGCACGCCGCCGGAGGCGACAATTTTCTTGTTGATGTTGCGCGCCTCCTGCGAGTTCACCCAGATTTCCGTCGGGCTGAGGCGCTTGTTATCCCAGAACCACTGCAGCGCGGTATCGATTTCGACGATGCCGTTGGCCTGGTCCGCGGTGAGCGTGTTGCCATCGAGCGAGGCAAAATATCCGGTATTCGACTTGAGGGCTTGTGTGATGAAGCCATCAAACACCAGCGAATTGGCGGAACCATCCGAGGCTGCCGTGCCGGCGCTCGCGTTTTGCGTGCCGCTGCCAACGGCGCCGAAGGTCGCCTTGTTGACGGTCGTAATCGCCGCCAGCGTTGCCGTACCGGCTGAAGTGCCAACGTACCAGGCGTAACCTGCAGCGCCCTTGACGGCCGGGATAGTCGCATTAACCTGTTGGTTGGCAGCGTTGGTTGTGAATGAAACAAGAGGCGTGGGAATAGCGCTTGCCCCGGCTCCATACTGAGAGGTGGTACCGTCAATGTTCACGCGGGTTGTCTGACCGAAGGTGACGCCGCCGGTAACACTGGAGTTGGCCAGTGCCCGCGGGGTCAGTGCGGCGACCCCGACAAATACCGTGGTGCCTGAAGTGGCAAAACCACCACTGTTGACTCCCGCAGAGAGCGCCGGAAACGGGATGGTACCAAACCCCATGGAGTTGTTTCCGTTGAGAATGATGTTCTCTTCGCCGATCATGACGGCACGGAGAAGCGACTGCACCAGCGTGGCTTTGTTATCAAACTCCTTACCGCCGGACCAGACGGCTTCCCAATCGATAGAAGCTTCAAGACCAATACCGGCGTAGGCGGCCGTGTAGTCCAGCTCAGTGACCGCCATTTCCGCGGAGCGGCGGCCGACTTGAACGCCGAGCTCGAAACCGCCTGTGTTCACGCCGGTAATGGCTTTCCAGCGCGTGGCCAGGTCGCCGCCGGTCGAGAGCTGTCGCGGCAGGCGATTGCGCAATGGCGTGATGACCGGATAGAGCTGTAGCGCCGGCCCCCGAAGATCAAAGGCGTTGAGGTTTGCTGGGGCCCCACTGATTGTGGTCTGACTAATTGTGGTTTTGGTTAAAGCGGAGATGTCCGCCTTATTGAGCAGATCAAACGTCTGCTGACTCAGATCGCCAAACATATTTCTGTTCCTTTTCTCCGCTAGAGAATTGCGGTTGTTGAAAGTAATTTCGATACCTCAGAGGTCAAAGCCGGTATTGGCAAGAACCGCAGGCATATATCTGCGTCAACACGTGCAACCCCGGCGCGCGTTGGGAGCCCATAAATGCCTGCTCCACCCTGGGTTGGAAATAAAGCGAGCCGGGCGGCCTGGGAATTGCGCTCTAGCGCAAGTAGACGGAAGCCGGCTGGGGTTTCTGCAGCGTTTTCTTTAGTAGTTCGTGGACGCTGGGTTCGCCGGCGGACTTGGCTAGTGCGGGCCGGGCATCGTCTTCTTTGGTTATAGTGTGCGTGGGCACGCCGGTACGCGCCACACGCGCCGAGGATTCCTGCGGCGAAACGAGTTTTTCAACCAATGACAGGAGATTACTCAGCGAGCGCTGGATCTCCTGGTTATTGCTTTCCATTTCGCTGCGCAAGCCGGCTACTTCCTGCTCCATTTCAGCCAGCTTGGCGAGCGCAGACGCGGAACCAGCCCGCGCCTTTTCCAATTGCGCTTTGTCATTTGCTTCCAGCATTGTGTGTTGATCTCCTGTCTTTACTCCGGAACGGGGACCGTCCGGGATCTTTTTCATTTCCGCCGAAGCCGAGCGTGCAGCGTTACCGGCAGCACCATCATCGAGCAACGCGTCCATGTGAGTTTCTGCTTCCTGGTGGCTTTGCGCCATTTTGTCCATGCAGGCTTTTATTGCGTCGAGATGGGCGCGCGTGGCTTTGGAATGACGAGCACCGATCTTCACGGCGTCAGCAGCCGAAAACTTGCGGACTTCGCAGGTGCCATCCGCTTTGACGGCCGTGAAATGCGCTCCGGGGACGCAAGGGTTATCGACGACGCTGATTTCGACGGGGTTGGCGGTGAAGCGGACGTATTCGCCATCTTTCCAAGACTGCACGTAGGCACCGCCGATGCTGAAGCCGGTGTAGACACCGAGCATGCATTTCTGCCAGGCGACGCTGTCGACGATGCGGGCGCCGACACGAATCTGTTTCAGATCGTCATCAAAAGAGATGGCGACGAGCTTGCCAACGGCGCTGGGCTCGTGCATTTCACGAACGTTGCCCAGACTCTTGCCGTCAGTGGCTTTGGCGATTTCGTCGCTCCAGCTTTTGAAGTAGGGCTTGGAGGATTGGTAGTCGAAGATCTCGCCTTCCTTGTCGACAACTTCAGCGGTGGCAACGCCCCAGACTTCGTGTTTGGATTCGTCGATTTTGGCAATCTGGGCAAAGAGGTTCAGTGCTTTCATGTTCGCTCCAAAGGAAAGGGCAGCCCGCGGGCTGCCTTTGGTGTGAAGTGATGTTTTCTAGATAGTGCGAATAACTTTAGTTTTGTGAGAAATCCCTGACGCGCCTTTGTCATGCCACGCATCTTCGGGATCCTTCGACTCTACCTCACGCTTCGCGGCGGTCGGTGCCCCTCAGGATGACAGAGGTTTAGAGTCTGCGTGGTCTTGAATACCTGGCGATTCAGAGTCTCCCGGTGCGCCTTTGATCTCTAAAGGAAAGATCCCCGTGGTTGTGATCACGGCGTTGCTCATACCGACGGGATGTTTGCCGAGGCTTTGGCGAACTTCGTCGATGGAGAGCACGCCGGCGCGAACATAGAGATCATCAATCTTTGCCTGCTCCAGCGGATTCAGGGTGCGATCCTGCTCCCATACAAATTCGATGTCACTGAAACCGAAGTGACGGGCCACGATGAAATTGATGGTGTCTGCCAGGTAGCCGAGGATTGGCACCAGCCCTTCCGCGGCGGCCTGCTCGACGCTGGTTTCAGCGGTGGCGCGGTTCATGACGCTGACAAATTGCTGCGGGGAGAGACCAAAGGCGTAACAAACGATGCGGGTAATCCATTCGTCGAGCGCATCTTTCAGCATGGGATCGCGGGTAAACTGGAGGTTGCCGCATTCGGGAACGAAGGTAATGCGACGACGACGGGCTGAGTTTCCGGCCAGCGCGCTGTCAAACCATTCCTGAAATTCGCTGATCTGGTCTGCCGACCATTCTTTGGGGACCTGCGCCACCGCTTCCGGCACGTTGCCTTCAGTGTAGTAATTCAAAAGATGAATTTGCCGACGCAGGCCGATGTTGATGGTGAGAATGATCTGCTCGACCGGCGAGAAGCCAAAAAACTTATGTGCGCGCACGTTGCGCGGGCGATAGATGAGCTGGTCAGCCGTGAAGTCCACGGCCGGCAGGCCCTTAAGGATCTGTTGGTACGCGATGGCCGGCGATGCCGGCGTTCGGCCCATGGCATCAATCTTGCGAGCAATGGTGGAACCATCGATGACCTCGAGGGCATAAAGGGACTTGCCCGGAGACCATAGCTCGCCTTCCTGTGAGACGATAGGCACGAGCACTGGTGCGTCGAGGACGAGCAGATCTTCGAGCAGGAGGCGCACCCACTGCTGCCAGCTATGCTCGCGGTCAGGATACGAGAAGAAATTGGTTAGCTGGGTGAGACGGGGATCGCGCTCTTCGTCGTCATTACCGCCAATGGCGCTGTTGCTGGTGTTGGCGGAACGCTTTGGCCCGCCGGGCTGCGTTTTTAGACGAAAGGCCCAGGGCATGCGGCTGACCTGGTCTTTGCGCGTCTCAATGCAGAGGCGAACGAGATCGAAGGAGTCGGCCAGGGAGCGCATCTGATCAAACGAGATGGGCTCCATGTTCCGAGGCTGGATGTTGATGTTATAGCCAACCGGATAGTCGAGCGTGCGCGGTGGGGTGCCGGCCGGAGCGCTGGGCGCCATAGGCAGGTCGGGGCCGAACCAGACGTCGAGGGTGCTACGCAATTTGCGGCCGACACGCGCGACGAAGTTTCTTTCAAGCAACCCAGAATCGAGCGCAGTGATCTTTCCGCCATTGAGTGTTTCAGCCATAGTCAGGCCTCCGTTTTTTTATGTCGCTTCGCTCCAAACCGCTCTTGCAGCGTTGATCCCAAGGGCTGCATTTCTGCCTTGATGCTGGCGGCTCGGCGATCCGGGCCTCGCCGCCTGTGACATTAAATTGTGTCGCTTCGCTCCAAACCGCTTTTGCAGCGTTGATCCCAAGGGCTGCATTGCTGCCTTGATGCTGGCGGCTCGGCGACCCGGGCCTCGCCGCCTGTGATATTAAATTGTGTCGCTTCGCTCCAAACCGCTTTTGCAGCAGGCAGTCGAGAAATCGATCGAATTAGTAGCCGACGATCACGCGATCAGTGCAGGTACCGGCAACGGCGGTGGCATTCTTTTCAAAAAAAGAAACCGCGAGCTGAGGCAGTCGAACCGGGACCTGGAGCGTACCGCTGGTGACGGTGGGAGCAAGTTCAGTGGCCAGGAATGCCTGCTGAGCACCTGATGTCATGTTGGTGGCGATGACATAACTGTTGTAGAAAATGAAATTCGGGCTGGACTGGCCCTGATCGTCGGCCGTGTAAACGCTCATGACCAGATCAAAATTCTGCGTGCAGGAGGCGAAGACGGTCATCTTGGTAGCATCGCCAAGACGGATGATAGCGGTATTGGGTGTTGCGCCACCGATAGAAGCGGGCAGAACCACCGCACTGTGCGCAAGATCAGCAGGCGAGTACACCACGTGCGGCATGGGGCGCGGGAGCACGGGTCTGCCGTTTTTATCCAGTTCAGGAAACTGGCTGGTAGTTTGAGCAAAGACGAGAAGCGTAGCGATGGACAGAAGGGCTAGAACGGCGAGAACGAATTTCTTTTTGTTCATGGTCATCTCTTTTCAGGGGCTTAGGGCCCTAGTTTTAAAGCCGTTACGATCTCACCAAAGGCTCGGCCTCGGAGTTCGGGATGGGGGCACTAAACAATGAGAGTTCAAAAGCGCACGGACGCAGTTCGCGCGGCGGGCGGCCTTTTCTCTTCCTGATCCGAGGAAACGGGTTGCGTTCGAGGTGGCAGTCGAGACAGAGCGATCGCGGGGAGATCGAACCAAGCCGGCGATCGTCGGAATTGAGGGGCGCGTTGCACTCTTCGCAGCGCGGCGGACCTACACGGCCGTTATGGTCGTGCGCCATAGAAATGCCTCCTAGCCGGACGCAAACCGGCGAGCAGATGAAAACAGCAATCTTTGTGGTTAAGCAGGCTTGGTTTCACGCTGCTCTATTAACGATTTTGTTTGGACACACTTTGGGAACCTCATCATTCTGCGGTGGAGTGAGGACCACGGGGTCCTAGCGCTCTGCACCCGATGGGCGCGCATTCCCGCCGAAGCAGTGAATTGCGCCACAAGAGCGAATGCCCAGAATGAGGTTCCCGCCGCAGACGCCAACGGTGCGCCGGCTTTGGGAAGGTTGCAGGCCGTTTGATTAAGCCGGCGCCGCTCCCGGCTATGCAAAGCCAACTTCCGCCCTGCATAGACATCTTATACGACATACTGGCACCAGATGTCAACAG